AATAGGGACAGTGCAAATCAGCGGAAATCAACCACCTAAGGAAATTTAATGGCAATTCAAAAAATAACTACATCAATTGATTACACAAGTAGGGATTTCTTTTCTTTAAGAGAAGACCTGATTACTAGAATTAAGTCCCGTGTAAATGCACAGGGAAAGGTTTGGACTGCCTCTGACCCAGCAGACTTTGGTGTTGCTATTGTTGAAGCGTTTGCCCATGTCGGTGATTTAACAAACTATTACATTGATAGAATTGCTAATGAGGCTTATTTGAGCACTGCCACACAAAGGCAAAGTCTTTTAAACATTGCATCACTCTATGGCTACCGAGTTTCGGGATACCGTCAAGCACTCGTTGACGTTACTCTAACTAATGTAACTGGAGGTAGCATTGTTATCCCTGAGGGAACTTTACTTTCAGCAAGCATAACAATAACAACAAACGGCTCACCTACCACTTACCGTGAGTATTTCACGTTAACTTCTGACGTAGAGATTAGCAGCGGAGGTTCTGGTACTGGGGTACTCGTTCACGGAAAAAATGTTACTGCTGATGCAGTAAACGCCTCTGATGGAAGCGATGTCTATGACATTCCTGGTGAAAGATTGGGTTACTCTACAGGCCTACCAAATCAGTCATACACCTTAAAAAACAACCAAGTGGCAGATGGAACAGTTAGTGTGTTTGTCAGGAATGGTGACGCTTTTGTACAGTGGCAAGAAGTCACTAATCTATCTGAACATGGTCCTCAAGACACCGTTTATGCCTTAAGTTACAGCGGAAATAACTATGTAACCATTAACTTTGGTAACGGTGTTTCTGGTGCTGTCCCAGTATATGGAGATGACATTAAAGCACAATACTACACTGGTGGGGGACTTATTGGAAACATTGAGGCAAACACTAACTTCAGTATTGAAAGTGTCCCTCTTTCAAGTGGGGTGCTAAAAACAGCCATTGTTAGTACCGTAATTTCTAACGATTTTGCTGGGTACGGTGGTGAAGACCCAGAGTCTAATGAAAGTATTCGTGCTAACGCACCTACTGCACTGCGAGTATCTCAGCGTGCTGTTACTCTTGATGACTTTAAGAACCTTGCATTGACAATGCCAGATGTAGGTAAGGCGGTAGCATATGCCTCTGCACCAACTTCTGTAGCCCTATATATTGGACCTACAGTGTCGGATATTTCGTCAGACTATTACCCAGGATACAATTCTACAAATACCACTACAACAACTCTTTGGAATTCTTTGAAGACTTCAGTTGTGTCAGAGTTTAGCACTAAAACACAAATTGGAACTACAGTAACGGTACTTCCTCCAATCTACGTCCCTGCGGATGTAGTTGTAGAGTATGTTGCCGAAGAAGGATACTCCGATTCTCAACTAAGTTCCTCAATCAATTCAGGAATTGTTTATGGTTATGGCTATAACTATCTTGACTTTAAGCAAAGCATAAGACCTGAGAAACTAGAGCAAAGCCTTAGTGCTATCAATGGTGTTGATTCCGTTAGAATTGTAAAACTTTTTAGAACTGGTGGTTCCTCCGCTAGAACTACCCTTATACCTGCACAGGGTGAATACTTTGTATTCAAAGACGCTAACACCAAGATTTACCCAATTGCAAGCCTAAGTGCCCTTGCAGTTACTATTGCTAATGGAACAATGCCTACGTTTAATGCTTTGACTAAAACCTACGCATTTACATCAACAAGTGCCAGCATGACATTTACTCCAACTAGCGTTAACAGCGTGACCACAATCGCCTATGTATTTACCCCTGGTGGTGGAACTGGTCTATCTGGAACACCAGGTGCGTCTACTGCTATCACGAGCGGTGCAGCAAGTGCGACTTTAACTTTAGCCACAGGTATTAACATCATTGCGGTAACAGTTACTTCATCAGATGGTCTCAACACAAACATTTATTCCATCAAGGTCACTAAATAATGATTAAAGATGAATCTGGCAATCGCCGATTTATTGGTGTTTACCGTGGGATAGTTGTAGACAACAACGACCCATTAGGTAAAAGCCGTTTAAGGTTACAAATCCCACAAGTGTTACTGGAAGAAGAAACTGGTTGGGCTTGGGGTATTTTCCCAAACATTGCCGTTACTCTTCCAGAAATTGGTGATGGTGTGTTTGTAAGTTTTGAAGGTGGAGACCCATCCTTCCCAGTTTGGCTAGGGTCATTCAATCGTACATCTGCGTAGCATAAGCCCTGTAAAACCAGCCCAAATGCGGCAAACTAGAAGAGAGATTTAGGAGTCAATATGGCAGCCCAATACCCTGCAAGCATTAAAACTTTTACTAACAAAGTAGACAACACAGATACAGTCATAGCGTCAGACGTTAACTTAATCTACGACGAAGTTACTGCCCTAGAGACTGTTCTAGGAACAATTCCAGCGACTTCAAGCACTTGGTCAGGAACATTTAACTCTACTTCAACCACAGCATGGTCAACTGTTGGTGCTCGTTTGGACAACATCGAATACGGTTTAAAGACTGCTTTCACTAACCGTGTAAACACCGCAGGTGGTTCAACTATTGGGTCAACAAGCACAACTGTAGGTTTAACTATCTCCACTAGCGGCACAGGAAATCTTCTGGCTGCTGGAAACACTGTTATCAATTCCAGTGGAAACATTGTTGCAATTGATGGCGGAACTGCTTAGGAGAACCCACATTGGGTATTTACAATACATTTGACTGGGGCGACGGCACACTATACGGTGACGCCTCTAAGGTCGCATACTCTGCGGCACCACTTACTGCTACTGCAATTGGCTCTACTACTTATTCTGGGGAATTTGTTATCGAGGTAGTAAGTGGAAACCCAGTTACTGGGACTAAAGAAGTAGTTAGACCTAAAGTTGAATTGCACTGGAATAACCCAACTGGAAGTGTGTTTGGGTTTAGGTTAATAAGAAATCAGGATGGATTCTCTGAGCATGAAGAAGATGGTCAGATTATTCTGGAAACTTTTACCCCAGTAATTCCAGCAGAAACTAATTTTACAGATGAGTTTAACTCAATTCCTTTAGTAGAGGGTCGTTACGCTTATTACACTATTTGGCTTTTGCTTGCTGATTTTACTTGGGTTGTGGGTGCTTACACGTACTGCTTAATCCCAAAGGAACACTCCATTAAAACTCCAGAAGGTAATTTATATAAAACTTCTGAAAGAAAATTTATTGAATCACTGCCTAAAGTGTACACCACTGAAATGCAGAGTTATTTAGATGAAGTTAGTGAGACTTCAGATTTAAGAACTTTCATGGGGGGATTCTCTTACACTTTAGATGAGATTTTAACTTTTGCAGATTTATTAGCACCAGACTTTTCAGGAAACACCACTAACCCAAACATGGTGGAACTACAGGCACAGCAGTTGGGGTTACCTAAAGAACCAACACTAAGCATCCAAAGAAAGAAAGCCTTAGTTAGAAACTCTTTAACTATCAACAAATATCGTGGCGGTATTGAGTCAGTTCAACTGTTGGTAAAAAGCCTAAGTGGGTTTGCTACTGAAACTTACATCTCCCCTAACTTGTTATTGAGTATTCAAGATAGTTCCTTCTATAAAGGCGTGGGAAACTGGAAGATAGCAACCAATGGGACTTTAACGTCAAACCTGACTACTGGTGCTACAGATTTGCCAGTTCAAACAGAGGTTTATTCCGTAGATAGAAGTTATACAGGAAAAGTAATAACTTCTGCATCTGATGTCATTATGTCTCTAGGTTCTGATAACCCAAGACTTACTGGTATTCCAGTGGCTATTGGAACTGAGTATCAGTTGTCTTACTACGTAAAAGGTTCAACCAATAACGTTACTCCCTACATTAAGTGGTATGACTATACAGGTACTCTTATTGGTTCTGCTGTTGCTGGAACTGCGTCGTCAGCAGGTACAACTTGGAGCAAAAAAACTTTGGTGGCCACCCCGCCAACAACAGCCTCATTTGCAACAATTGAGTTAAAATTCTCTACTGCATCAACCTACTATGTTGATTATGTACAGTTTGCAGCAACTAAAGATTCCAGATATAACGCCTACTATGAAGCACGCTCAGTTGATATTCGTTTATCTCCAACAAAAGTAAACTATGTAAAAAATCCATCTATGTCTAGTGCCACTAGTTGGACACTGACTGGGGCTACAGGGGACTACACCGTCAATAGTACGCTTCCAGGAATTAAACTTGATGGTACTAAAATGGCTACGGTAACAACTACTTCATCAACTGCGTTCTCTTTATCAGCCAGCACAGATGCGGTAATTGAGTCGAGTAAGTACTACACCTTTTCGATTTATGCAAAAGTTGCATCAGGCACTCAAAATGTAAACATTAAACTAGAGGCTATCAATGAGAGTGGAACTGTACTTACCTCGATTTCAGGGGATGTATCTTCAAGAACATTATCTAGCCAAGTATTGAGCAGTTCTTGGAAACGTTTTTCTATTCCTGTATACATTTACGATTCTGCTGAAACCATCTATTTAAAAGCAACAGTTTCAGGTGTTGGTACAGGTTCTGTCCTTAACTTTGATGCCGCCCAAATTGAAGAGGGTTATGGTTCAAGTGATTACTTTGAAGGCTCATACACTAACCGTGGAGCCTATTGGACTGGCACTGCTAATAACTCTATTTCAGTTATCTACCGTTCTAAAACACCTAAAATCAACCGAATGGTATTTGAAATCCCTAAATATTTGCCTATGAATACGGCTTACACAATAACTTCTGGGTTTAATAGCACTACGGTCTTGGAAACTTCGGGGTTTTCGTCGTAAGATGTCCTTATGGACATTTTTATTTCAATACTTATTGCAGGTTTTGCCGCTGGTTACATCGTTGAGTTTATAGGCTCACTTTTGGGACGTAAAGTTCCTACAAACATCCTTAAACAAGTTCTTACACTTCCCCTAAGTTATGGGGCTTTGTGGTTACTTGGCATCAACGACCCGAAGATTTTTGTGTATACTGCTGCTTCTGGCTTTGTTTCGTTGGTTATTATTGCTTTCGTGTCGAGGCCTGTTGAGGTTACACAGGTAGTTAATAGGAGGTAGGGTGTCTGATTTAGAGTTGCTGGAGTTACAGCCAGCACAACTTAAAGTATTTTTGGCGATGCGTCATCTGGAGTCTAGGTGGGGTGAGGTTCGTGCGACTATGGAGATGTTGGGTGAGTTGACTGGGTATTCTCGGTCTAGCGTTCATCGTGCGGTTGAGTCGCTTGTTGAACTTGGGTGGGTTTCGGTTAAGCGTATGAAACGTAATTATGGTTTGTGGGATGAGAACCGTTACACACTTTTACGATGTGGCATACGTGAAACATCGAAGGCTAATATTACGGTCACTGAGACGGATGCTGGACGTGTCATCAGCGACACAACAACAGGTGTCTTAATAACTACTAAGTCTATTAAGTCTACTAAATCTACTAGTAAGTTAAATAAATCCCTTCAGGAGGGTTCTGTGGTTAATAATTGGAAAGATGATGAAGACTTAGGTGGTTTTGGTCTGCTTGAGGGTGAAACACCTAGCGGTGCTTCTCCTGCGGAGAAGAGGAAGATTCATCGTGCTGAGAAGGCTATTGAGAAGTGGTCTGCGGCTGATGTGGCTTCGGAGTTTGCGGTTCGGGTTTACGCTAAGGTCAGGGGTATTCCTGGGTTGGTGAACACTAAGCGTTTGTCTATTGCGTTGGCTCAGAACCGTAAGAAGTTTGGTGTTACTGCGGTTCAGGAGATGGCTGCGTTAGAAAAGTTTTTCAGCGATGAACGTAACATGGCTACTATCCGCAAGTTCCCTAAGAACTCGCACGGTGTTTTCTTGAACGCTATAACCAAGTTTCTTGCTGAAAATGTTTCTGTCGAGACTGCTGTTGCGGTTGAAGAGGAAACCGTGTACGTTTATGCTTCTGACGGTAAAAAGTTTGATAACTCAATGCCAGGTCGTGCTTCGTTAGCACGCTATGAAGAAAAACTGAAGGGCTAAACATGACATACAACATTGGTGAGATTGACTCGCTGAAACGCAATTGGATTTTTAATAAGTCTAATATTCCTCGTCGCTTTATGGGTTTGGAGCCAGCAGACATTATGGCTCGCACAGGTAAGTTTCCTGAGATTATTGAGGAATGGCTTGAGTTGGCTTTTGACGGCAAGGTAATCAAGAATGTTGGTGGTTTGGGTACTACTGGAGTTGGTCTTCTGTTTGATGGTGGGCCTGGGTTAGGTAAGACTACTCACGCTGTGACTACGCTGATGGAGTTTGTCCGTAGGATGCCTGAAGAGAACATGAATCGTATTTTGGGTATCCCTGCTGGGTTATCGCCAGTAGACATGCGACCAATTTACTACATGACTTTTCCAGAGTTTTTGTCTCGCAAGAAGGCTTTGATTGACGCAGATTCAGATAGCCGTGCTGACTTGTATCGTGAGATGGAAGGATTCCATGGCCGTGCCAAAGAAGACTGGTTAAATGTCCGTGTACTAGTACTAGATGACCTTGGCAAGGAGTATGGCTCTAAGTATGACGACACTTCGTTTGATGAGATTTTGAGGTCTCGCTACGACAAGGCTTTGCCTACAATTATTACAACGAATGTTAGCCGTGATAGGTGGTCTGCCCAGTATGGGGAGGCTATGGGTTCTTTTGCTCACGAGGCGTTCCATCGTGTTGCCATAATTGGCAAGGATTTACGTCAGGGATGAGGAAGAGACTTATGGAAATAGAGTGGCGTACCGTTCAGTTCTTTTTAGATGAAGAAGAGTTTATTATTGCCGAAGTTGCTGTTGATGCAATGAACTCTAAAAAAACCAAATGTTCTTGTTCTAGATTCCAGAAGACAGCGAGATGCAAACACGCTAAGTTTGTTCAAGAAAAAATTTCTGATTCTGGTGGTGTGTTTAACTTAAGGATACCTGCTGGAATTGATGACGAAGCCGCTATGGATGCTTTGCACGATACTGATTTGTTTCGTGAACTTGTTTTGAAATACGGCAAGATTGAGGCCATATGATTCGGGGAGACATATCTAACGAGACACCGCCACGCATTATCGTCATCATAGACGTTGTAGCGGAAACAGGAAGCAAAGAAGTTCGCACAGGCTTTAGACAAAAGCAAATAAAAAGTTTTGTAACCAAACTAAATCTTGCAGCGTTATCTCACCTATGGAACATAGGGAACAAGTATGGGAT